GGATAACCCATGGTTTCCTGAAACATTAAACTTAGAACGTCTGGCACTTAAGAATAGAGATGCAGAAGCCTACAATACTGTGTGGGAAGGATTATGTAGGGTTACAGTAGATGGTGCTATCTTTGCTAAAGAAATGCAGATGGCAGAACTTGAAAATCGTATTACAAGAGTGCCTTATGACCAAATTAAACCTGTTCATGCTGTGTTTGACTTAGGATGGGCAGATCATACGGCTATATGGTTCGTGCAATTTATTGGCATGGAAATACGATTAATCCGTTATTTACAAGCAAATCAACAGACAATATCTTGGTATCTTGCAGAAATGCAGAAGTTTGGGTATTTCTTTGATACTTTATGGTTGCCACATGATGCAGCTGCTAAAAATCTAGGTTCTGGTCGTAGCATTGAGGATATTGTAAGAAGCACAGGCATGAAAGTGCAGATATTAGACAGAGTTCCTGTAACGGATTCTATCAACGCAGCAAGAACTATCTTTAATAAATGTTATTTTGATAGGGAAAACTGTGATGAAGGACTGCAATGTTTACGTCATTATCGTTATGATGTAGATGAGAATGGTGCTTGGAGTCAAAAGCCATTACACGACCAATATTCGCATGGTGCTGATGCGTTTCGTATGTTAGGACTAATGGTTAACGAGCCTAAAAAAGTCAAGCCTAAAAAGGTTTATATTGAACATGGATCATGGATGGGTTAAAATTTAGTTTACAATGAGGGCAAAATATGGCTGAAATCGACACAAACCCAGATAGTCGCATCCAACAGGCGATGGAATATTTGCGTCAGGTAAATGACGTAGATTCTAATAACAGAGCCGAAGCCTTAGATGATGTGCAATTTAGTGCTGGTGATCAATGGCCTGTAGACGTTCAAAATTCAAGAATATTAGAAGCTAGACCTTGCCTTACCATTAATAAAGTCGATGCGTATTGCCGACAAATCGTAAACCAAATTCGTGAGCAACGACCAAGAATTAAAGCTCATGGCATGAATACGCAGACAGATGAAAAGCAAGCTGAAATCATCACAGGTATTTGCCGACACATAGAATTGCAATCAGATGCAGACCAAGCCTATTTAAATGCAGTAGATTATGCAGTTCGCATGGGATGGGGATATATTAGGGTTACTACTGATTACATTAAAGATGATAGTTTTGACCAAGAAATCTATATCAAGCCTATTGAGAATCCATTTACAGTCTATTTTGACCCTAATTCAATTATGACTGATGGTTCAGATGCAGAGCGTTGTTTAATTACTACACTTATTCCTAAGAAAACATTTAGTGCAATGTATCCTGATGCTGAAGTAGATCAGGGTTTTGTTAGTCGTGGAACAGGTGATGTTATAGGCGATTGGATACAAAAAGAAGAAATCCGTATTGCAGAATATTGGTATACAGTTCGTGAAAGTATTGTTTTATTACAATTATCTGATGGTTCAAGCATCTATGAAGATGAAGTTGATAAGAAATTGATGGCAGAAATGGGAATTGAAATCATCAATAGACGTGATTCAGTTCGCAAAAAGATTAAGTGGTGCAAAGTTACTGCTATGCAAGTGCTTGAAGAAGGCGATTGGGCTGGTAAATATATCCCAATTATTCCTGTTTATGGTCAAAGCACCATAGTTCAGGGTAAACATAAGCGTTTTGGCTTGGTTAGAATGGCTAAAGATCCACAACGTATGTATAACTATTGGTCAACTGCATTAACTGAAACTGTTGCACTTGCACCTAAAGCTAAATGGTTGCTTGCAGAAGGACAAGATGAAGGTCACGAAAACGAATGGGCTCAAGCTAACATTAAAGCGATGCCTGTTTTACGTTATAAACAGACTGATATTGATGGCAGATTAGCAAATCCACCGATTAGACAGACACCAGAACAGCCACCAACAGGTGCAATGGCAGCGATGCAGTCGATGAATTTAGATTTACAGGCAGTTATTGGTATTTATGATCCTAACCAACTACCACAGGGTATTCAGTCAGGTAAAGCTATTCAAGGTCAGCAAATGCAAGCTGATATGACTAATATGCACTATTACGATAACTTAACTCGTTCTATTAGACAAGTTGGTCGTATTATTTTGGATTTAATTCCTAAGATTTACGACACACAACGTGCGATGCGTATTATTGGTGATGATGGCAAACCTGAAATTATGACGATTAATGAACGCAAGATGGATGAACAAGGCATTATGCGTATTATGAATGATGTTACGATTGGTGAATATGACGTTGTAATGGATACAGGCCCTGGCTACAATTCTAAGCGTCAAGAAGCAGTAGATTCTATGATGGCATTGTTCCAAGCAGAACCATCACTTGTACAAGTTGCTGGTGATTTGTTAGTTAGAAATATGGACTTCCCTGGTGCTGATGTAATTGCAGATCGTTTAGCAATTAATAATCCGTTAGCACAGATTGACGATATGTCAGATATACCACCAGCAGTTCAGATGAAGCTAAAACAAGGTCAGGCAACAATACAGCAGATGCAACAACAGATTCAGCAGTTGCAGATGATGATTAAACAACGTCAAGACATTGAGGGTGTTAAGCAAGAAGCTGAAACGAAGCGTGAACTCATGCGTCAGACTACTAAAGCTCACGATACAGAAATGCGTGTTCAAACTACTGCACAAGATACTGTTGTTAAGACTGAAACACAAAAAGAAATTGAAGCAATGAAAGCACAATTAGCTTTGATTCTAGCTCAAATGAATAAAACATCTGCTAAAGAAGCTGAAGCTGAAGCAGTCGAACGAGGAATATAGTTGTAAATTAACAACAAAAGTATTAAGATATATTAAACCTTACCTGTGAGGAACACAGGGTTAATTCTTGGAGAACTCCATGTCAGAAGCAACAGTATTAACAAGTGAGAATAGTGCCGAATTTTATGCAAACAAATTAGGTTTAGCTGCCGAACCTGAAGTTGAGGCTGTAGTTGAGGAAACTCCTACAGAGCCGACAGAAGTAGAGGAACAGAGTGAGCCAGTTGCAGAAGATGAGGAAAAAGTAACAGAAGAACGGAAACCCAATCCGAAACTTGAAAAGAGGTTTTCAGAACTCACAAAACAACGTGAGCAACTGCGTAAAGAAGCAGAAGCAGAACGTCAAAAACGTGAAGAATTGGAAACTCGTTTAAAGGTATTGGAATCACAGGCTGCACCTAAAGTGGAGCAGAACAGAGATGAAAAGCCGAGGCCTGATCAGTTTGTAGATGCGTTTGAATACGCAGAAGCATTGGCTGATTGGAGTGCCGAAAACGCTGTAATGCGTAGTAAACAGGAAGAAATTGAACGCAGAAGGCAAGAAGAACGTAACAAAGTCATCGAAACTTGGAACACTCGACTTGAAACTGCAAAAGAAGATTTGCCTGATTTTGAAGATATGGTAGCTTCTAGTGACGTAATCGTACCTGATCACGTTAGAGAAGCAATTTTGGATAGTGAAGTTGGGCCAAGGATTTTATATCATTTGGCAGAAAACAAAGAGTTTGCTGAAAAAATCGCTAAATCTTCCGCAATTACTGCTTTACGAGAAATAGGTAAGTTGGAAGCAAGGTTTGAAAAGCCTTCAGAAGTGAAGCCTGTTGCTGTGAAGTCTAATGCACCTGCTCCGATTAGTCCAATCAAAGCTGGTACAAGTGAACAAGTTATAGTAACTGATACAGATAAAATGACTTTTGCACAGTACAAAGCAATGCGACAAGCTAAGAGGATTAGGTAAAAACTTAATTTATAAAATTGAAAGGTAATCTAAAATGGCAAATAATTTATTAACCATTAGCAAGATCACCAACGAAGCATTGATGGTTTTAGAAAACGAATTGACATTCACATCTGAAGTCGATCGTAACTATGATGATCAGTAAATAAGCCTGCTGATTTAAAACTTTGTTAATTGCTGGAAACCCCTTAGAGGTTGAATTACTACAACGGAATTTGAAAAAATAAACGTGAAAGTTAAAAAAATTCAACATTGGGCAATCAGCAGCCAAGCACCGCAAAAGGTGAAGGTTCAACGACTAGGCGAAAGCCGTACCTGCCAAGTGGTAGGGAAATGCAAAGCCCCAGAAATGGGTGAAGATATAGTCTGATCTTAGCCGAAAGGTTAAGCCCGTAAGGGGATAGAAGTAACGATTCTATTTAACATAAATGTCGCTGTAGTTGGTGGAAAAATTGGTAACACAGTTAACGTAAGAAGACCTGGTCGTTTTATTGGAACTACAGGCCCAGCATTAAACGTAGAAGACTTTAACGAAACTTCTGTACCTGTAACTTTATCAACACAGTTCCACGTTGATACACAGTTTACAACTCAGGATTTAGCGTTAAGCCTGGACATGTTCAGTGATCGAGTTCTCAAACCAGCCGTGGCCGCCATAGCAAATAAGATAGATAGAGATGGTCTAGTTATGGCTACTCAAAACACAGCTAACATCGTTGGTACAGCAGGTACTCCCCCAACAGGTTTGATTACATATCTAACTGCTGGTGCGTATCTTGATGCTGAAGGTGCTCCAAGAGATGGTAGACGTGCTTGTATCGTTGAGCCATTTACATCTGCAACTATCGTTGATTCTTTAAAGGGCTTATTTGTGCCACAAGAAGCAATTGGCGAGCAGTATCGTAAAGGTTTGATGGGTCGTGACTCTGCTGGTATGAACTGGAAACTTGACCAAAACGTAGTATCACAAACTTTTGGTACTAATAGCACAACAACTGTAACTGGTTCTGTTGCTACTACAACTGCTACAGGTTTCTTAACATCTGGTTGGGCTTCTTCTTCAAACATCAGCATCACAGCAGCTAATACAGGTAACTTAGTATTAAACGTAGGTGACGTAATTACTATTGCTGGTGTTTATGCAGTTAACCCACAAAACCGTCAGGCTTATGGTTCTAACAAGCTCCGTAACTTTGTTGTTAAATCTGCTACAACTATTGCATCAGGTTCAAGTGCAACTGTAACTGTATCTCCTGCTGTTATTACAGCTGGTCAGTTCCAAAACGTAACAATCCCAAGCCCTGTTTCATCTGCTGCTGTAACTCAGTTTAACAGCACAGGTGTTGTTTCTCCACAAAACATTATCATGCACAGAAATGCTTTCACACTCGCAGTCGCTGACCTCGAGTTGCCAGAGGGTAAAGGTATGCCCTCTTATTCCATGAATGACGCAGAATTTAAGGTTGCTGCGTAATGGAATTGGTTAAATTTTCTCTGATTGACTTGGAAACCCAGAGGTGGGTGACAGGGGGCAAGCAAGCGAAAGCTGTGCAGCCTGAACGACTAAGTGAGAAAACCGCTAATAACGGATGCGATAGTCTGAACACTAATATAACGAAAGAAGTTAGTGAGTTTGAGTCGAAGAACTCAGACCGCCAGAAATGGTCAGTAGGCGAAAGCCGAAGTAACAGAATGTGCTGCAATTGCGAACAAAATCGACCGTGACGGTACGTTACAGGCCGCTAACAACACCGCCAATATTGTCGGT